ACAACCTGTTAATTGATGAGTTGATCTCCCTGTATATTCTATTACTTCATTTTGATAATCACCTACTAATAAAGGATTACTTGTATCATCAGAAGTTAAAACTTTTTCTATTACTATAAATCCTGATGTTGGAAACTGTGATCCATCAGTTAAATTAATTGTAGTAGCAGTGTCTGTTATTGCTCCATTTAATGTTGTAGACATTTGTAGTGTTGATACTGCAACGCCACCTACCGAAGATTTAACATTTCTAAATCTTGCAAAATCATTTACCTGTAAATCACCATTCGGAAAATTAATTTTTAATGTAGTATTAGATGCAGTTACAAAAGGATTTTGTGGTAAAAAATCTTCTGTTGGAAATTCTGTTCTTGCAGGTCTTGCTTTTTCTAGACCTTGAGGATCTGCACTAACGGGTGTGGGATCAAGTTGTGGTTGTTTAGGTTCAAATTCTGAAAAATGAACAAATGCACCATTCCATTCTGTAACCATTTCATCGTATGGAAATGCCATACCGGATCTGTCTGAGATAGCTAATGCGTATTTTCCTGATGAGAATGAAGCCATTATACTCCTGGGTAATAGGTTTTAGGAGCTATAAATGTGCTAGAAGAAGAGCCGTCTTCTGCTAGTGCTCTTTTTAATTCATCTTCGTAATAAAGTTTTAATTCTTGAGTTCTTTGCGGTGCATATTTTTGAGATAAATAAAATGCTAAACCTGCAGTCATACAAGGTACAAATCTATAAGGTACATCAGCTGCATTTGTATATGCATCTCCAACATCTTGTATTCTTTTTTGATAATAAAAATTAATGTGATGACCAGCTACTGAAGCTCCTGGTGTTAAAAATAAAGTCATCGTAACTCTATCAATAAATCTTTCTACAAAATATTGAGTTGGTGTTCCTGTATCTGTTTTATTAGCAAGAGCTTGATACTGTGATCTACTTCTTTTTGTTAAGGGTGCATCAACATTAGAAGCATTTCTATAACTAGCTTCTAAAATATCATCCATACCACTTACAAATTGATTCACCGCATCTCCACTTGTGTGAGTAGCAGCCGTTGTTCCGTTTGCTCCTCTAACAACTCCTGTTAATTCTGTAGATGAAAAACCTGTATAAGCTATTTGTTCTGTGCCTACTAACAATAAACCGTTTGTAGGAAGATTAGCAATTGATGTTAATGTTATACCAGTTGTTGCTGATGTAGAAGCTATGTTAGCCGATAACGTAGTGCTTATTCTGCTTGTTTGTGTGCCATCAGCAGTCGTTCTAAAAAAAGTATATGTGTTTACTCCGTTTATTAATGGAACATTTTGATTAGCTACTTCCCAATAGTGTAACTCTCTATTGCCCCATTCTGAGAACAATATGTTAAGTGATCTTTTTGCAGTTTTAAGTTGGTAACCTGATACACCTTGTAAACCAATACGCTCGTATGCATCCTCTATGATCTCATCAATCGCAAAGGTTTTATCAAAAGTATATGCTCCAGAAGTAGTGTTCGCCATGGGCTACCTCGATTATGAATATGTACCAATAATAGTACAGAAATCACAATTTGTTAAATCAACGTACATACCAGCTTTACATCTAATTCCTAATCCTGGTATTTGAAAATTATGCACGTTATTAGCTGCCGTTGCAAATTTACCGTGAAATACTAATTTAGAAGCTGTTTTAGAACCATCTGCTTCATCGTAAATTTTTATTTCGGCATCTGCATCTGTTGCTTGACCATAAACATACATAATTCTACCTCCAGTGATATTAGTTGCAGTTGTATTAACATACTTCTGCGCTAAACCATCTGTTGTTAAAGGTATACTTTGTTTAACATCTGAAAAACTTGACATATTTTTTTCTCCTTAAAATTTTCGTGTGGGCCGAAGCCCACACTAAATTAATTATTACGCTGTGTCAGAAGTGGAATCAATTCCAAAAATCTTTAACACAATTGTTGTGACAGCCGGCGCTCCGCCTGCTCCATGTCCCGGGTCTCCAGATAAAACAAGTTCAACTTCGTCTCCAGCTAAACCTGCTATTCCTGGTGAAAATCCAGACATACCTAATGCACCATTACAACCTAAGAAACCTTTCCAACCAGTTGTGTTAGTAGCTAAAGAAGCTCCGTCAACATAACCGTCTGTGTCAGCATCTGTTCCGATGTCAACTAAGTTAACAGCGTTTGCAGAAGCTACAGTTACTACAACACCAATTCCTAATGGAATGAAGTTTGTAGGTATCTGGATAGCTGTTTCTTTTCCAGTAGTATCACCATTTGCAACTGTAATAGTTGCAGTGAACTCTTTGATGCTCATTGTAGATGTAACAGCACCAGTGCTCGTACTTTTATCAATTACTTCAAAACCGTTTTCCGATCTTACCGGTCCTGAAAATGTTGTGTTTGCCATTTTATATTCCTCCTAGAATACATAAATGTAGTCCCTAGGGATGTCGACTATACGCGTCTACATTTACTTATTATTATTATGTATAGTGAGCAACTTATACCCTTATTTTGAGTAGAGTGCAAGAGAGCCTACGATGTGAAATGAGTTTTCAGCGATGTAGCTTTTTATTAAGTAGCTACTGAAACTTGTGGAGCCGAATCAGCAATTGCATTTTCTTTAGTAGCAATCCTAGCCTCTTCTAGCTTAATTTCATTGATAACTTCTCTTATCTTGCTATCAATTCTGACCATATCAAGAGTATATTTACCATGTAAATTATGCTCCTGTTGCCAGCTCAACTCCAAGGACGTTTTTTGTTTGTAAAGGTTTGTTATCATTTACAATCTCCTCGTATGTTAACCATGTTTTAGTCAAACTATAAAAGTTTGATTTGTCCCAAACTATATCATTTTTTCCCAGTTTGTCAACTATAGCATCTTCCAATGGCTTGCCTTCACCAGTGGCTTTGACATCAAACTCTGTCCAGTATCCATATGCTCTAATTTTGATTTTGTAAGGTTTTTCCATAGTTTTTATAAGTTGCAAAAAAAATGGGGCCGAATTGTGTCCGGCCCCATTAAATCTTTTATTTACTGATTAAGCACCTGGTGATGCAAAAATACCTCTAGGGTCTGATACGCCAAATACGTATCTTTCTCTAGCTTTGTATCTTACATTTCCAGTATCAAAGTCCCCTTCCATCTTAGTTGTAAGAGGTGCTCTGTTGAAATGCTTCATTCCGTTAGGAACATCTGTAGTGATAAAGAACGCATCAGTGTCAGTTAGGTAGTTGTTCACTCTATAACCTTGAGGAATCATACCCATTGATCTGATTGCATTGATATCATTATCAGCAGTGCTAACTCTACCTTGAGATTTCATCAATCTCTCGGCTACGAATTGCAGAGCAGAAGGAATAATCATTTTTACTCCTTTAGCTGCAATTTTTAAACCTCTCTCATCAGTCAAAGCAGCGATGTCGATCAAAGCTTGTTCTAATGAAGTTTCGTTTAAGTCAGCGGCTGTTGCTAACGTGTTACTGAAAGTTCCAGCAATTGTAGGGTGAGCTGTGCTAAATAATGCTACACCATCACCAGATTGGAAAGTTCCAAATCCGTTGTTTAATGGTGCTGCACCTTTAACTTGTTTCGTGCTCGCCATAGATCTTGCTAGTGCTTTTGTGTATCTAGAAGCAAGTCTGTCATACAGGTTATCTTCAATAGCTTCCTCAGTGATTGCAAAAGCGAGAGCGATTGTCTCGTTAGTGTATCTTGCTGTGAAAGTTTCTTGCGCATTGTCAAAAGCTACTCCAGATCCTTCTGGTTTTACTCTTGCTTGTGCGAAACCTGACAACATAACTTCTTCTTCAAAAGCTCTGTCAGATGACTCAGTAGTATAAATTTCAGCTGCCTGATTTTCATACTGTTTATATTCTAGTCCAAATAGTGCATTTAGACCAGGTTCTAGTTCTTTAACTAGTTGATTACGTGATATTGCCATTGTCTATATACTCCTATTATATACTAGCTGTCGCTTTTAAGAAATGTTCGTTGATCATAACTCTCCAAACAACGTTGGCAGAGCCAACTTCGTTGTTATCAGGGTCTCTTGATACGCCTAACACTCTTAATTGCGCCGATCCAGTACCACCACCAGTTAATGTTGAATCATCTAACGTCGTTTTTGAAAGTCCGTTAGTTGACGCATCACCGGCTACTACTGAAATGTCTGCATTATTGAACACGTCTGTTGCCGCTGAGGCACCAGTGTTGTTCGATCTAATTTCAAACATTTGGTAAGGATCATCGTTTATGAATGCAACAATGTCAGTAGCTGCATTACCAGCTGCTAAATTGTTTGCAAACGTTGGTTTACTTGTCGTTGCATCAGTGAAGAAGACTCCATTCAGACTTCCGATCAATGTGTCAGCTGCTGCTGCTGTTCCTACCGTTCCTGTTGCTTGGGCTTCCATAGCATCATTCTGGTATGCAGCTGCAGTACTGTTACATGAGTACTCGGCTAATCCGTTGTTGTCGTCATTCTGACCAACTTTTCTAATAGGTCTCAATCCGAAACCTACAGCACTTGAGTTTGCCATATTTTTTCTCCTTATGTAAAACTACTATCCGCAGTTTTACGGTTAACGTTAATTCGTTGGTTCGGATTGTTAAAAATTTTTTTAACTATCGTTTGCCACCGAAGGTACGAGACTGCTTATCGATATCGATAGGCATTCTATTATCCTGTTCCTTCAATAGATCGTTATCTAGTGCATCAACTTGATCTTGAGCTTGTTTCTCAAAATAAGCTTGTCTCTGACGCGCGATCTCTTCAGGTACCCTTGTCAGCACAAGGCCTCCGTGACCTATTACTCCAGCGTATTTGCCATCCGCGATAGCTGGGAAATCATCTTGTGGATATTCATCGACTCTTACTAATTCATACCCAGACCTTAAGCGTCCTTGTATGTTTTTCGTGTCGGCGACTCCCAAAGTTTCAATCCTGACCCATCTGTGTCGGTATCCGTTTGGCGCGTTGGGCGTATCTAAGTACGATGGTGGAGTCCAAGGTTTTGAAACAGTTTTCGGTTTTACCGTTGCTGCCTGTGATTTAACTTTTGTTGAATCACTTTGACTTTGGCTCGCACGAGTTGGTTTTTTATTTGTCATATGCTTATACCTCCTTCGTGATTAATTGTTTTGCATACTCTTCTAATGGCACACCTAGTTTTTTCGCTATTGCGACCTGTGATGATGTGAGCCTCACAGATTTGCGACCGGCCTTTGAACTACGCGTTGCAGAGGCAACGTTTTGTGTAGGTTTGCTAGTCTGTTCTGCCTTAGTATTACCAAATTTATGCGGAAATTCCAACCTAATTCTTTTGTCTATTTCTTCATAATATTCATTAGATTTAGGATCTATTCCTTCTTCTTCAGTAATTTTTCTATGTAAATCAAACGCAGTGTAAGTCATTGCGTTATCTTTACCAAACCACTCGTTCTTTTCTGCCCATGCTTCGGCTTTAGGATCAGGTGGTGGGGTTTGTTGAACTGGTTGTGTTGGAAGGGTTGGTTTAGCTTGTGCTTCCTTCTCTTCCATAGCTTGCTTACTTTTAATTTCTGCAAGTTTACCTTGTTCATAACCTAATTGAGAAATAGAAGTTAAAGCTTCAACTTCAGCTTTTGCATCGCCTTGTTCTCTTGCAATAGCCAATTTAGATTGTGCTGCTGCAATAGAAGAAGCAATTCTTCCTTCCATTTCTGATGTATAATTTTTATCTAAGCTTGTAGCAGTTTTTCCTAATTCGTCTTTTTCTGCTTTTACTCTTCTAGCGTACTGAATGGCTTCTTCTCTTTGCCTTTCTGCTTCACGCATTTTCTTAGTAAGCTTGGCGATCCTTTTCTTAACTCCTTCGCTATACTCTTCAACTGCTTTAGAGTT